GAGGAGCTAACAGCGGTCATACAACGGGCCGTCAACAAATATGGCATCACGGCGACCTATAGTGGGGGGCGATACGGTGGGCATACGGCCCGGCTCAACTTTGACCTTACCGTCGGAGGTGCGACGGCGAAAGCGGCCTCCGATCGGGATGCGGAGATGCTTGGTGCCAAGTTCGGGATCGGGTTCCGGTTCGTCCAAAAAGGACGAGAGTACGAGGTCACAGGCTTTAACCAGAGGCGGCCCAAGTATCCCGTGGCCGCTAAACGGCTGTCCGACGGGGTAGCCTACAAATTCCAAATCGAGGGCATCAATCGCCAAGCCGCGCAGGGGGGGCAACTAATGAGCCTCAAACAACGCCACAACGAGGTATACGCCATCGGTGAGGACGGGTGCGAGGGTAGCGAGTACCTGCATACACTAATTGATAATGCGCTGGATACGCTGGAGCTACAGGGGGACACGTCCGATAGGCTCCGACAGTGGCTCAGGTCGCCCCCCGCCATCGGGGACACGCTTGAGGCCGACTGCGGGGCGTGTGAACCCATAACACGCATAGCCTGAGTGAGAAGGAGTGTAATCGTGCCAATGAACTACGACTACGTTAACCCGCCAGATGATCGCATGGACGGCGATGGCGTCTGGATTGACACAAACGGTGAAGACCTGCATGTTGGGGATACCGTGCGGTATGGCTCGTACCCAGAGGGGCTAGATATACCCGCCATCGTCACTGAGGATGGCTTTGAGGCTCAAGGGGAGTGGGCCGATAAGTTTGATTCGTGGGGCGTCTCTCGCACATGCCATTTTGGCACCGAACATAACGTCTACCTCGTAACCCGATAAGCATAGGGCTGAGCTGCACCGTTTTAGTGAAGGAGAGGTAGGACACATGGAACAACAAGATGAGCGTTTGCCACAGACGATAGACCTCACCGTCTTTGAGGCCGCGCCCGAACTCCTCGCCGCTCTGCGAGACGTGGCCGAGCAAATCGCAGCCTATGACTACCTGCACGGCGCGAACTCATGCGCCATCGATGACGCACCTGCACTGGCTGCAATACGTGGCATTAACCCATGCTATGACCCACCGGTAAACATATACCGGGACGGGGATGGCGCAATACATATCGGTGTACGCGGCGACATGCCAGAATCGAACTGAGGGAGGCAGGACATGACGAAACAAGAGCAAATTTTCGATCTACTGATGGATCCGCCGAAAGTCCTGAAGGTGCGGATGATTCTCGCCGCACTGTACGGCGTAGATATTGACCGATTCCCAGAGACTCACGGCGAGGTGCAGGCGAAAATGCGGCAGACACTCAAGCGCAACCTCGATTGGGAGTATGGACAAGCACTCAAGGTACTGGCGCAACGGGGGTAAGGCCACGCCCCGAACACTAACGTGGCTCTACGTGGCTTCTGAGAGCCCCAGAATCGACATGAGGGAGGTATAGGACATTGAAGATTTACATGCCCGATGGAGACGTGTATTGCGGCACATGCGGAGGCGTGCTGCGCCCAAGTGACCCGGCCCCGGCAGGCTCCTACGCCTGCGAGTGCGAAGATCAAAAACAGATGGAAAGGGAGGCGCAAATGATACTACGAGGCAGTGCGACACCAGACACCCTGTATACACAGATCGAGGCTGCATACGATGCCGCAGAAAAGGCCGCACAGATCGAGGCTGAATTCGATCCCGTCCTGGACGCCGCGAATGAGGCTGCGCGGGCGGCCACGGAGCCAGTGGATGCCGCCTACGAGGCGTGCCGGGCGGACCAGGGGCCTGGTCCACTAGCCAGTCCCGCGCAGATCGCCTCAGAACCGCGAAGCGGCCTGCGGCGGCGAGTGCATGTCTCGATCAGCACCAAAGGCCAGCGAGTATGGGACACAACGGTCGAGGGAACCGGGTACACCGAGGACGAGATCCTCGCCGCATCTGACTCCCTGGTCCGAGAGATGGAGGCCCGCTACCCAGCCGCCGGGGAGTAGGCACAGGACGAGCAATTGACCATTAGGTGCACACTCATGTATACTGGTGAACACGAGGAGGGGTAAATGAAGAAATACCACTGGAAGGACGATTGGAATAGGCAACGCCCGAGGCGATTATCATTATCGGTAACCAATGAGGAGGCCGATCAGGTCATCAGCAAGGGGGTGGGGCCCTCGGGACATCAATCTAAACAGGGCTTCATGTGGGATGCGGTACAATCGAGAATCCAACGGATCGAGGAGGCTATAGCTGACTCCGATATCCCGCGCTGCGGCGAATGTGGCGAGGAGCGCCCCGGAGATGCTAGGGTAGAGGCCCGTATGAAGTGCGGCCCGTGTGCGTACCAGGGCTGGGGGGGTGGATTCTGATGATGACCTCCCGAAAAGGCATCAGGAGCCCAGTGGCCGGGACGTGGCTGGTGCGCCTGGATGATACGATGGACATCCCGGACGGCCAATCCTGGTCCGACCAAGCTATAGCCGTTCATCATTACGGGTCTGACGATCTGGAGGAGGGCTGGTGGGACTGCAAGGCGTGCGGCTCGGGGACAACATCACGGGGACACTGTGAGCATATCCTGGCCGTGCAGGCCGATGAGGCCAGTCCGTGCCTGTGTGGCCATGCCCCAAGCTCCCATTTCCAATGGCCATCGGGCCGACGAACGATATGCTGGCACATCGAGTGTCCCTGCGACAGCTATTCGAGCAAAGAAGGAGGCAGTAAGTGACTAACGAAAACGCTATAGCAAATAGGACCACGAACGGTGTCATGGAGCGAGTCATCATCGAGGGGGACCTATCACAATTGGGCTCTCCTGAGAGGGTCTCGTACTACAACTCCGTGTGCGAGAGCCTGGGACTCAATCCACTGACGAGGCCGTTTGAGTATTTGAGGCTTAGTGGCAAGCTCACTCTGTACGCCAAAAAAGATGCGGCAGAGCAACTAACGCGCATCCACGGCATCAGCCTAGAGATGAGATCAGTGGAGACCTATGAGGATGCCCGTATCGTGACGTACCGGGCCCACACGCCAGAGGGGCGGTATGTGGATGCGACAGGCGTGGTCTCAGTGGCTGGCCTCAAGGGAGACAACCTCGCCAACGCGATCATGAAGACCGAAACCAAGGCCCGCCGCCGTGCCACACTCGCCCTCGTTGGATTGGGTTGGCTAGACGAGACCGAGACGGAGACCATCCCAGGCGCTCAGCTCGTCGAGGTTGATCCCAAGACTGGAGAGATAGGGGAGTCACGCCCAGTGCGGCCTATCTCACCACAGGTACCACGCACCGGGGCTGGCGGTGTCCCCCAGGGCGCTGAGAAGGGTGAATGGTGCGAAAAGCATAACAGATCATGGTATCTAACAAAGGCCATGAAAGCTAACGGATTCGGATACGCGCATCCACCAGCAGCGGAGGGTGAGCCATTCTGCAATCAGCCGAAAGAGACAATCACCCGGCGGGCATCAGGCCCCGCCGCCGCATCCACCACCATCGATGCCACCGCCCTGCGTGACGAGATCGATACGGGTGAGCCGCACCCTGCGGATCTGGCCTAAGTACCCCCAACGCGGGTTCGCCGCCGTCGTCTTGTCCACGCGGCGGGGACGTAAGCGGCTACTGCCTCGGTCGGCCCGCGACCACCACGTCGGTAGGATAACGCGGATCACAGAAATAAAATTAACTTTATGGGGGGGGAGAAATGATCCAGACCATTCTCATCGACGGACGCACCGTAAAGGCCGAGGAGTGCTGCTCTCTAGACGACGCGCTCGATGGCGGTAATTTCTCGTGTCCGGAGATCGTAGGCTCTCGCACCGATTGGTTCCTGACGTGCCAGTGCTGCCGTGGTCGAAGCGAGCATGCCTGGAGTCCATCGGGCCAGGGCGTGGACCCAGATGAAGGGCATTATAAGTGTCAGCCATGTGCGGGGACAGGGGAGTTCAAGATCCTGATGCCTTGACACCCCGCCGAGACTCGTAGTACCCTCGGGCTTGCTGGGACACGAACGATGCCGTACAATACGCGAACCTAGCCGCTCATCGCAGGTATCGTCGGGTGTCCCAGCAGGCAACCGAAGGCACAGCGCGATGAGCGGTTTTTATGTTTTTATTTAAGGGGACGCGATGACTCCGTTTCACCAGGCTGCCGAGGATTACTACAACCAACACCGGTGGACGTGTATGCCCCTGAAGCTCGATCCGCAGGGCTACGCCAAGCGTCCCATCGTCACCGACTGGACCAACATTCGGCAGCACATGCCGACCATCGATGCACTCCCCTGGGAGGGCGCGGCCGGGCTGGGCATCCTGCTTGGATCGGCATCAAGCAACCTCGCCGTGATAGACATCGACTCCCAGTCGTTGGCACGGGCGGTGTATGACATCATCAAGACCCACGACCAGGGGGTCTATGCGGTACGAACCGCGCGGGGCAACATGCACCTGTACCTGACAGAGATCAAGCCGTCCCCCTCCTCAAAGTTCCCCGTCTCCTGGGAGGGCGAGCGGCTCTACATCGAGCACAAGGCCGCGGGCACACAGGTGGCCGCGCCCCCATCGCCCGGGTACTCTATCGTGCGCGATACCCTCCTGGAGTGGGAGAGCATGGCGGCCCTCTGGAGGCTACTCAGCGCACGCCTGCAATACCTGCACCCCGACAGGTATGAGCCCACCGTCACCCGGGCTGATGGGACACCAGCAGAGGGTGTAAGGCCCTGGCTGGATGAGGTCGCGGACGGCAATCGCAACAACACACTGTTTGTGGAGGCCCATAAGCTGAGAGAGGCTGGGATGCCATTCGAGCAGGCGCTGCCGTTGCTCATCACTCGAACGCGGCAGTCCTACGAGGCCAACCACGACATGACGAACCACGAGGTTGAACAGACGGTTGCCAGTGCGTACCGGAAGGGAGTTGTGACCAAAATTGGCGATACCACCGGCCCTCGAGAACTTAATCCGCTCTAGCCAGGGCGTTGACTGGCCCCGTGAGCCCGCGCCCGGGGTCATAGTAACAATCACCCTGCGCGATATCCGCAGGACGAGCACCGGGATGCACGCATTCGTGGCCCTCACAACCGAGGGGCGTGTGTTCGGGCACGACACCTTCAACATCGGGCGCTCCGAGGACCGTAACCGCCTCGCTCGTCGGGCCAGTGCCGCCTTTGGCACGGTGCTGGAGGGCGCCTACCCCAAAGAGAGTGTCGCGCACGACCTCGACCTTCTCTGCCTGTGGGTTATCCGGGAGTACGAGCAGAGCCAGTTTGAGATAGAGACCTTTGAGCCAGCAGAGACACCCCCGAGGGCCAGCCCATGGACACTGAGGCCATACGTTATTAGGAACGCGGGCACGATCCTGTTCGGGGAGCAGGGCGGGGGCAAGTCCTATCTCTGCCAGGCGATGGCTGTGTGTCTAAGCCTGGGCCTCAACCACCTCTGGCAGATCGAGTACCCCGCACCGGTGGTGTATGTCAATCTTGAGAGGTCAAAGGAAAGCCTCGCGGCGCGTGAGTACCGGCTCAGGCGGGCGCTTGGGATCACCGGTGCAACCGGGGTGTCCTACCTCCACGCAAGGGGCACGGGCCTAGCGGCGGTGGTTGCCAGCGTCAGGACATGGGGACAGGCCAACCCGGACGGGCTTGTGATCCTGGACTCCATCTCGCGGACTGGGCTGGGGGATCTGGTGAGCAATGAAACGGGTAACATATTTGTTAATCTGATGAACAGCCTGGGCTGTGCCTGGCTGGCAATCGGGCATCCCCCACGGGGCGATAAGGATCATGTTTACGGGAGCGTCATGTTCGATGCGGGGGAGGACGTTGGCATTCAGTTGCTCTCGGAGCGCCAGGACCTCACCCGTGGGGTGGCACTGAGGGTGGTTAAGGCCAATGACATGGCCTTCCCGGCCACATCCTATTACGCGCTGGGGTTCGCGGAGGACGGGTCCGGGCTCACAGAGATACGGCCGGCTCAGGCGAGGGAGTTCCCGGAGCTTACCTCGGGACAGAAGATGTCACGCCTGCAACTGATCCGGGCCCTCCTGGAAAATCACCCAACCGGGGCGGCCTCAGCGACGGAGATCGCCGAGGCGCTCGACATAGACCGCTCAAATCTCTACCAGGTACTGAACTCATCGGCCTTTGTTAAGCTGCCCAAGGCGGGGCGGGAACAGCCCTACGGCCTAGCCCAGGCCGATAGGCACCACTAATGTGTGTAGGGTACACGGGTAGTGAGACACATGACAATCAAACAATGTGTGTGTGTAAGCACACTTGTATATACACACACACAACACATCCTTGGAATAGGAGGGGGGCGTGAACGACTCTGTATGCCCGTCGTGTGGGGAGTGCCTCAGCCGCAAGGGCGTCTCATGGATGGGTGCCAACTACTGCCGTGGCCTGTATTTACTGGGCGTGATCGCCCAGCGGCCCGGGCTGTCTGGGTCGGAACTCAGTCAGGAGACGGGCGTGCCGTACCAAGCCGTGGTCACCGGCCTGACAAAAATCCGGGACTTCGGCGAACTTGTGGTTGCTGAGGCGGAGGAGAGGGACCAGGGGGGTGTGCGATACCGTTACTTCCCCCTTGCGTCGGGAGGGCGGCTGCACGAGTACGAGGATGCCGCGCGAAATGCAGAGTCAGCACGGATGGAGCGCAAGAGATGACGCAATCGCCTGACGAGAACACTGATGTATGGCTCGCGCTGCGGACTCGGTACGAGGCGGAGCAGGAGGAGGCGGAGCGGGAGGAGGGACGGCGACTGTGGCGGCTGTACTTCTGCGCGGACTGCTGGACCGGGCGCAACCAGGATGTGGACGAGCACGGGTGCTCCTCAGAGGCCTGTCAGTGCCCATGCTAGGCCCGGAGGAGCACCAGGGGTATCATGCCACGTAAGATCACGTTTGAGCTGCCCTTCCAACCCCCGCCTGAGCTGCGCGGAAACGCACGACCCGCGCACTGGGTCGTGCGGCACCGCAAGGTAAAGGAGTTGAGGGAAGCCGTCTGGGTGCGCCTCATGGAGGGCGTTGGATCTGAGATCATCGAGTCCCTGCCCTGGGCCAGGGCCCGCATCACATACACCTCGTACTGGTGCGGCAAGCCCATCGACCATGACGGCTTTGCCCAGGGCATGAAGGCAGCACTGGACGAGATAGTGGATTACGGGGTGCTCCCGGACGATGGACCATCGTATGTGGACGGTCCGTATGTGGAGTACGTCCGGGTCAAGCACCGGGAGGACATCAAGGTCGTGGTTGAGGTCGAGGAGGTGGAAGCGTGATCGCCCCATCACCGTGCGCTCATTGCGGCGAGACCGGGGGGCTGTATTTCGACAGGCTCGATCACATCACCGTATGCCACTGTGGCTGGCGTGGCCCAACGCGGGAGCCCGGCCCGATAGATAGCCTAGGAGATAGACAGCAGATGGATAACGAGACGCAGATAGGGATCGAGCCGGGACCTGATCGGGAACGTGCAGACCCGCGTTCCCGGCTCGATGTACTCACCGTCCGGGTGCCATGGCGCGGGGCCTTCCGGGCCACCTGGGGAGGCGAGGAACCGCGGACCGAGTGGGTTACGTTTCGGTTGTGGGGCAAACGCCAGAGGTCGGGCTCGCCCCGCGTGCCGATGGACGAGAACGGGCAGCGTAGGCACTGGGTGCCGCACCGGATATCAGTGGAGCGTGAGCTGCGGGCCGAGCAGACACGGCGATACGCACTCGGGGAGCTACGCGATGCCATACGCGCGGCGGTAGAAGCCGCGACCGGGATGGGCACGACAAAGGCCAGCTTCAGGCTGGACATAATCAGCGGCGCCATAGTCGAGGAGCTTAGAGACCCGGCGAGCCAAAGCTTATATTGATGACAGCCTGGCGGTGTGAGCCCTGCGGCAACGAGTTTCCGGGCCAAACGCGCGTGGAGGGTGCGACGCGGTCGGCGCGGACCCGGATGGGGCCGGTGGACGGTGGCTAACAGCGGTGAGCGGGATCAGGCCCTTGAAGACCTCCAGGCATTGAAGTGGGCTTATGGGCAGAACGGAGCGGACTGCCGCAAGCAGAAGGACTACCTCTCCGCCGCGTGGTCGGTGGTGAGCCTCAACATGCCGCTGATCCACTGGGTCTTGCGTCCAATGCGAGCAAAGAAAGAGTACGACGACCTGGTTGGCGAGCTAGCGATAACGCTGTTTCACTGCTGCTACAACTGGGATCCCTCGCTCGGAAAGTTCAGCACCTATGCCGCTGCCTGCATCCGTTATGCCTATCTCACCCACATCTCCGAACTGAGGCAATTGGACCTCGCCGTGAGGATTCCGGAATACCTCCGGACCGAGGGCGAGCGAGCGAGGGCCAGGAACCAAATCATTGCGAGCGTTGAAAGACTGAGAGAGTCCTATCCAGAGGCACGGGCTAGTGAGCGGCTGCCCCAGTGGTGGACTCGCCAGGAAGGCATTGACCGACGCCTGAGGACGCTGGACTCCGCAAGGGACTTCAGCACGGGGCGAGTCCGGTATACGCGCCGCTTCCGTGACGAGGACGGCTTCTTCTCTGGAGAGGCCCCAGAGGTGGAGTTTATTGCCGATGAGGACAGCCTCTCAACGGAGGATGCGGCGATACTAGACGCCCCCTTGCGTGACGCTCTACAGCAAAGCCTTGCAGGCCTCAGCGACCGTGAGCAACGGGTGCTCCAGTTGCGATTCGGCCTGAATGGCCAGCCGGACATGACCCTTGAGGCAGTCGGGCATGAGCTGGGTGTAACACGGGAGCGCATACGCCAGATACAGATGCGGGCACTGAGGAAACTAAGGCACCCAAGCCGCTCCAAGAGACTCAGGGGCTTTATCTAATCTAGTGCCGCCACAGCGCCGCCACCACACCCGTAGCCGCTACCACCCCCGCGATGATCAGTGCCCCAAGCGCCTTCAGGGCCTTCAGGCTGCCCTCTAGTTTAGAGATGCGCTGACTATCCACAGATACCGTGGCGTTCAAGGCGGTCACCTGACGCTGCGTCTCTATCCCGACTGCCTCGATACGGCCAAGGGATTTTGCGGTCTGAAGGTGGAACTCCTGCTCCTGCGGTGTAGTCATTCCGGGGACCCGGTGGGCAGCAGCCCGTCATTCATTACTTCTTCTTCCTGACAAAGTCCTTGAGCTGTTTCTCCGACATGCCTGTCTTGGTCTTTTCCCGGCCCTCTTCCTGCCCAGATCGGCCTCCATGAATTTTCGTTGTTTCTCCGTCCTGCTTGGCATTATATTACCTCCTCGCATGTCACCACGGCATACCCCGCCCTCTGGGCCAGAGTGCTAGGAGCGGAACGGGTTGCTGCATCCTGAAGGGACACGTACCACTCTATGGATATGATCCGCACGTACACGATGCCGCCCCCGGCGATCCGTAGTGCGGGGAGGTAGCCCAGGTCCCGAGCCGCCTCGAGCCTGGTGCGGACAGCCTCAGGGGGGGAGGACTTGCCCCCGGGCCCCACCTTGCCGGACTCCGCGATGTCAATCGTGAACCTGAATCCCCGCAACGTGCCCGTGGGCTTAATGACGGCCACTTCCACGTCTTTCAGCACGGGCGTCTGCGTGGCGGATCCCCCGTCCCGGTGTAAAACCACCTCCAGGCCCAGTGTGTGGCCCGCCTGTCCCGTACCATTATCGCTGCCCCCCGCGGTGGACGGCAATAGGATACTGGTCGTCCCGCTCAGTATATTCCCAAGATCGCTTGCGTTCCGGGCTGTCGGTGCGCCCAGGTCAGTGGTGATGCCGTAGTCTAGGTTTATGTACTCCCCGGAGGTGCTGGCGGACAGGTCCTCGGCATTGACGGCGACTCGCAGCCACGTTCCAGAGTCGAAGGGGAGCCCCGCGTCCATGTACGGAATGGCCACTATGCCCGAGGCCTGCCTGGATATGGTCACCCCGGACGAGGGATTAATCCACGGCTCGTCAAGGTAGTACGTGTCACTATCACTTGTCGAGTCCCGCACCGCAAAGACCAGCCGCGGGAATAGCGCGTTCCCGGACGAGGAGTCGTCTGCGGTCGCACCTATCCACTCTATTTTTTCGTCGGCGGTAGTGTTCTTATACAGAGAGTGCCATCCGCGCCCGTTGTGCTGCCAGATCCTAGCGTTCCTCGAGGCAATGCCGCCCCCCTGGGAGCACACCACACCGCTGGGAACGGATATCATCCAGTTGATCGGTCCCAGCTCCGCAGAGCCAAGGCCGTCGTGCATCGAGAAGTCGTTCGGGACCTGTGATATAACCCTCTGGCCAGAGGTTGTGGTCATCCGAAAAACCGAGGGGGGTTGGTCGTTGTCTACACCCTGTGCAAACCATATCGAGCCGTCTACATGAAGAGTGGCCCTGCGTCCGTTGTGCGGGTTTGGTGACATCGGATACACCATGTCCGCGGTCCACTGGGATGCCGCGGTATCGATCTCCCAGACACCCTCGCGGGTGAAGACATAGATCTTCTGCTCGTTGTCGATGCCCGTTGCGACCACCACGCCCTGGGGACCATTGCTCGAGGCGATGTCCACGTTCTCGGCTGCCCAGGTCTCACCTATGTCCGCGGAGCTGAAAAAGGCGATCTGGCCATTGACCTCCTCCCATAGGATAGCGACCGCCTCCCCACCAATCTGCGCCAGGAGGCCCGCATCGATGTCCTCGTGAGCGGTGACACTATTGGTCAGCAGATTCAGGTCCAGCACAGTCGTGCCCGCCCCCGCCCAGTCCACCCCGTTAGCGGACATGTACACCGCGTGGTCATTGTTAACCGCCGTGAGTGCGATTAGCTTTGTCTTGTGGGCCATTAGATCGAGGGCAACCTGGGCAGACCCAGACTCGTTGACTGCACCACCGCCCTCCCACCGGACATTGGTCGCATCGTGGGTCCTGGCGATGATGTTGGTGCCGGTATCGTCCTCCCACAGGGCCCAGAAGTTGCCCTTGAATGTAGCCGAGCACCGAATGACCTCCAACTCGTCTGAGGATGTGCCGTCCGTCATGGCCGTGGCCAGTAGTGGAAGATACACCCCACTAGAGAAGCGGGTATCAGCGGTGGTGGTGGACCAGAAGCGTCGATACATCTCGGGCTTGAACGCGGAGTCGGAGGGTATTCGATTAATCCCGAGGCCGAGGCTAAAGTTGGGGAACAGGAATTTCTGGTGGGTGCGCGAATCCTCTGGTCTCAGGCGGCCCGCAGTGGTGAATGGTGTGAGGAATTGCTGTGTCGTGAATTCCTGAACCTGGAACTCGACACCGTGGTGGGTACCCGTGACTACCTTGTAGCCAATGGCATTGAGCTCGACGTCGCCCCTAGCCATCTACCGCCACGTACTCAGGACCAGATATCGACCGGACGCATCCTCTTCCGTGTAGGACTCCCGGAGGATATCGGCACTCATCGGGGTCATCCGTATCCCCGCTCTCTGCTCCAGTTCCAGCCGCTCGCCCTGGGCCTCTCGCATCATCTCCCTGTATGCCTGTCTCTCCTCACCCCTTGACTGACGCGAGAGCGCCTGGTAGAGCCACTCAAGAGCGCGGGCCACTATCAGGTCCACCCTCGCCCCATCGACCTCCACAGTGGCCGTGTCAGAGGCGGGCCGGGAGAGGTAGTCGCGACCCTCGATCCGGAGAATCCTTCCGGGTTTAGGGGGGTTCCCGTGACCAATGGGGCGGTAGGGACCGTCCGGGGCACTGGCGTCTACCTGCTGGGAGATGAACGCGGGGTCCCCCACCAGCGTCGTGGGCAGGGTGTATCGGTGAATGGGGTCAATCCAGGCCACGACGAGGTCGAAGTACCCGGTCTCGCCCGATGCCACCTCGCATGAGATCATGATCTCAGTGGCGTCTGCGGGGATACCAGCATCGATGTAGTGAACCGAGGGGCCCTCCCACTCAGCGTCCCCGCTGTGATAGGGGCCGCTGGTGAAGGACGAGCCATCAAAGGATACCCGGAGGCGGGAGGAGTCCGATGCGTCGTCCCACACCCAGCCGCGAACCCTCAGGGTCTTGCCCACAATCTGATCGATGTTGACGGTGAGAAACAGGTCCTGCTCCAGCCCCTCCACCGCGCCGGTTGCGGCGATGCCAGCGGACTGGGAGCCATGCACGAACCGGGTCGTTGAGGCCGACTTAGAGGGGGACCCCTTGTCCGTCCAGCTCGTGAATGTTCCGGTCTCAAAGGAGGGGTTGAGGAGGAGGTTGTCAACGATTAGGGTCTCATCCCGTATGGGAAGGTACAGGCTCGGGAACAGAAGCTCTATGGCCCGCTGGATCGCATTGCGCTTCAGGACGGGGCTGATCTGGTGCCACAGATAGCTGGATGCCGAAGTGGGCGTGACCGAGAAGTTGCTGGTGACGGTCAGGACCTTGGTGGAGGCGTTGTACCCCGATGACGCTATCCTCCTGATGTCACCATCCGCGTCCCCGGACGTGATCTCGACCCAGCCCTGTATGCCGTCTGTGTCCTCAGTAAAAAACGCCAGATCCGCATCGGTGAGGGTGGCGGACCCAGAGGCGGAGGAGGTGAGGCTTTCGTAGTCTCCAACGCTCTCGCTTAGTCTCTGTTCTAGAACCTGACGTGTGGTAGTAGCCATTTAGACTATCCGGCCATCGCGTGAGCCCGACGTGGCAGCAATCCGCTTACCGTAATCGGCGTCAACGAGGGCCGCTGCCTCCCATCCTTGCTTAACTTGACAATAACAAAGCCCCGGAGAGCAACGTAAATCGGGCGGGTGGTAGCTAAGTACCTTTGTCCACTCATTCCGGTACTGCCTGCCCGTGGAAACGCCAGAGATGAGCCCCCTCAGCCCTGATCAGGGTTATCGCTGCGATCAGCATTGATACTCCCGTATGCTATCTCAACTTGATGGCCACATAAAACCCATACCCGGGGAAAACGGCCGGCCCATCGTTCCCTCGCTGTACCTGACGTAACAAACCGCGGGAGAGCCACGCGACCCAATCGGCACTGCCTCTCCATGGTGACGCCAGAGATGGCCCATCTCTGCCTTGACGAGTGCTGCTCGTGCGGTAGCGTCCGTCTCTCCCCGGCGGTAACGGACGATCCACTCGCACAGTGAGCACCCGCCGATCATGGAGTCATTACGGCGGCGATATGGACACCTCGACGTTATCGATGATATTGGCCGTCTTGTAGATCGTCGAGGTCGCAACGACGAATTCCTTCGAGGCGAAGCCATTCCCGAGACCCACCTCAAGATACTCGACGTCTATCGTACCCGCCTTAATGCGCGAGAGAAGACACTTGCCGCCCTTGGTCAATAGGTTGGAGAGCCTCATCACATCAACTTTCCCGTTGACATTACTAGTCGGAGCGCCGATACGAATCATGTCGTAAGTACCCCCAGAAGTGGTCATGCTATCGGCCCTATTTCCGCCGCCGATTGCCCTGGCTCTGGGAGTCCCCGCCACTGGGGCTATCGACTGCCCGTCCGAGGCGTTATACCTAATATTGAGTACATGAGATTCCACGTCTGACATCTCGAACGTGTCGCATCGCCACCTATCGATGATTAAATGGCCGACCTCAAGCCACGTCGCAGTGAATCCTGACGAGGCTGCGGTGCCACCGATCACCACCGTATTAGTCTGCCCGCTCGGAAGCGTGGAGCCGCTGAACGCCGTGCCGATTGTCACGTTCTCAATGACGATCTCCCCCACGCTGGTAGCCCCTAAATCCACGCGCAACGTGTTATCAGAATCGCTGTATAGGACGGGCACATCTCCCGGCGCCGAATAGACACCCGCATCACCACGAGAGAACGAACGGCCCTCCAATACCTCCGCGGCCACATACCCCCCACCCGCTACGGAACCTGCAAACAGTAGCCCTATCGCCATCTGGGGATTAAGGCCCATAGCCCGTAGGAAACTATAGGGAGATTTAGCAAGGGTGAAGGCCAGACGCCACTTAGCCGACTCGGCCTGTGCATACGCGACCTTGTCGAGGACCCAGTCACGCTTGCCCCGCAACCAACGGTACATCCTAGTCATTGTCAGAAGCCAACACATCCTTCGCCAACGCGATGATGCCCGCCCCAGCCAAAGACGCTATCTCAAGATGCGACAACTTCAGCCCAACTAAACCCAAAGCGAGTAATGCCAGAATCGCTACCATCACCTGGGGTCGTATTTTACCCAAATACCTACTAATGCCCACTGAGTACACCCCTCCCCTAACCATTATGAAAAACGCCAGACCCCACTAACAACAGCACCAGTATATACCACCCCACCAATTACTCAGCACAACCTCGGTCGAATATTAATTCATTCGCCAACTTCTGCCCTCAGTTCTTCCAAGGTAATCCAGTCCTCGGAGGAAGTGAGTGCCGCCCTGGTTCGCTCTACAAAGGCTTTGTCGGCGAAAAAGCTCTTCCTGATCGATTCAACTTCATCATCTTGCTCGAAGGTCAACACTTCATACTGCTGAGCCTTCCTCAGCATACGCCAGAGACCATACAACAGGGAACATACGGCAGGGCGCATAAAATATTCACGAGGACCCCACATACTAACGTCGGTGCGACCGGGGCATGCCCTACCTCTCCCCAAGCCTACGGAGTATGGCTAGCAACTATTAGTGGTCAGTTCATACACACGCTGGAGGCGCTTCCGGTCAGCCAATTATGGAGCCTGTCGATTTACTGTAAAGGATACTTCCACAGCTTTGGGGGAAACACCCCCAGGACGCTCCAGAGTAATGGTGATATTTGTATTTGTGTCTGTGGACGAGGCCACGACGCCGTCGGTAGTAGCCTCAGCAGACAGGAAGAGTTCGACTTTAACTGGCCTCACGCCGAGTGTATGGGCCACAGTCTTTTGACTACTTCCAGATGCAATGGTCGTAGAGCCCTGTTCCTGGATGATCCAGCCCGTAGGTACTGCGCTAACTCCAGCAGTCTGATTACTGTCTATTTTCGCCTGTGCGTGGAACTCCACCTCACGCCAGACATAGTAATCGGCATCAGGAAAAACGACACAGAACTGCATTAACCCAGCGTGGGGCTTACGCATCTCCCAGGTCAGGGCGGTGCCATGAGCTTTAGTTCTAGGCGAAACATGAGACATCCCTATACCTCCTGGGCGAAGATATCGACAGTACCGTCCTGAAAAACCGCAGCCAGATCGGTGAGGCTACCGCCGCCCACCACGGCGTAGACACGTACTTTGTCACCAGCGGGAGCGCCAGGGGCTGCTATTTCAGTAAGTTCCAAGTATCCGTCAAGAACCAGGAGATTTGAGCTATTTGTCACTGAAACATTCTGATTGACGCTCACTACGGCCGGGCGGACGCTAATGATCTCATTCCCGTCTGCAATGAGGCCTAGCCTGTCTGCTGAACCCCCGCTCCCAATACCTAGGCCAACCTGAGCCCTGTCGGGTCGGAGCGTAGGAGTGGTGGCGTCGGCCGCATCATCGATGATAGCGGGGCCTGTTGCAGTGTTCATTAGAATGGTGGAACTAAGCCCACCGCTTGATCCCATTATATTACCGCCTTGTAGAAGATTGAGCAGTCGAAGGTGCCAGTGATACGGTCAAGGGTGATGCCGCTACTGGCATCTATCCCCCCGGGGCCGAACCACTCCCTGGCGGACTCATTGCCGTTCAGCTCGACCGAGACCAGCTCGGTGCCGCCGGACACGTTCGCTCCGTGCATGATACGGAAGGCGGCCACGGCCGGGGTTCCCGCTGTCTCACGGGCACTGAACCCCATTAGCACCAGGTGCGCCGTTGCAGCAACGGCTGGCTCAACATCGCCTGTCACATTAGCGTTTACGTCCACCGAGGCGGGCGTATCGACTAGGCGATCGGCTCGATTCATAATCGTACCGGGCATTATGGCACCTCCACGTAAATGGCTACTTGCAAATCAGTTATGGCAGTGAAGGTGTGGGCGGCCCGAATGACACACTGGAAGTACAGGGAGCCCTCACGGGCCCAGAATGGCAGACGGACGCCGCTCACCGTGCCAAGGGCGTTATCATTGAACGCAAAGTAGTCACTGACACGCACCGCGCCCATCGCATAGGCCAGCTCTGCGTCTGTGGGATCGAGGGCCGCGTTGTCTGTGGTGCCCCCGATGTCGTTGTTGTCGAAGAGCACCAGATCAAACACAGGGTACTCCTTGTCGCGGTCCTGCACGACGATCCCAACGACGTACCCGTGCTCGGGCACGCTGCTGAAGGAGCCCTTAGATCCCAGGGCGTCACCGGCGGCATAGGCACCGGTCTCAACACCCAGGTCAACGAATGGTGATTTCCAAATACGCAATGCGAGATACCTCCTCTCCGATTAGGCCTTCCTGGCCTCAATCGTGCATTTACTTCTTAGGCTTACGCTTTAGATACCCCTACAGGCTGCGTGTCGGGCTCTTTAATGACCTCAGAGGCCTCCACCAGCGCCTGCAAGCGTGCCACCTCTGAGCGCAGGATCTCAATCTCCACCTGGGCCTTCCCGTAAAGCAACAGGACTTGGTCTAGTCCGATCTGCACTCCGTCACCTCGCCGCCGTACTCAACTCCCGGTGGGGCCCTGGGCCTGTCGCGTCAGAGCAGGAAGGTCTGCTAGCATTTTCTGAGCGTGGATAATCACGTTGGCCAGGGCGCTGGCAGTGTCTGGACCGATCTCACGCTTGGCCCGCAAGTGAGCTACGGCGACGATCGGCTCTGACCGTGGGGTCGCCTCTACCTTGGGTAGTCCGAGCAGTTCCGACGGGTCTATCTCCAACCAGCGACAGATCTTTCCGAAGGTTGTCAGGTCCGGCAGCTTTCCGGCCTCAATGCGGGAGAGCGTGGCGGGGCTCGTGCCGATCTCCCTTGCCACCTCCCTCAGCCCCCTCGTGCCCCTCCGTTCCCTGACCATAGATCCGAGGTTTTGGAGGGTGATCCTGCCCACGGAGACCTCCTTGTTTTAACTGTAAGAAAAGACCGCCATTCCCATCGCCATTACGCAGCCAGCCTTGCCTCCAGGGTCTCGATCTTCCTGTACATCTGCCTCATGGCAGACCAGGTGAACCACTGGGCCGAGGCCATGTTGATTCCAGTCCAGGGGGAGCCCTCAGCGTCCTGTGTCATGGAAAGGACACCAATGTCGGCCAGGTGCCGCATGGCAGGGCTCTCCTGTAGGTTGTGCGGCAGGGCCTGAAGAGCCAGGTCCAATGCCTGCGCGTCGTCGTGCCACGGGGCCTGAGTACCATGGCATTCAAAGGGGTCGCTCCTGTTCTCGCCGCAGGTCTCGCAGATATAGTCGAAGGTGCCTGTCGGGTGAGTGGCGTTGTAGGTTATGACCGGGGGTGCGGCATCAGTGATGCGAATGGCGTCCTCGTCCCCAGTACCAAGATCACCGCCCGCGCTTATGACAAAGGTATCCGAGGAACCATTGTCGATACCCATGGCCCACTCAGCGCCATCTGTTAAGAGAAACTCCAGGACCGCATCGCCCGCGCCGTCCTGCTCTACCCGAAGGCCAGCAGTGGTCTCAGTGTCATTGCGGTAAGCAGTTACTAGGGGAGAAGAGGTGCTGAGTCTCAGCAGCTCGATAGGATCAGAGGCCCCGCCAATCCCCATCCACACTTCAAGAGTGTTGTCCTCTCGGTCGAAGTACCAGCCGCGGTAGGATGAGCTTACTGGGTCGGTCATTGTCTACCTCCTAATGCAGAAAGTCTGCACTTGAATTAGGGGTTGCTAACAGGGTCCGCCTCTGGGTGCTTTGCCTCCATGTGCCGTGCTAGATTATGCTGCTTAGTTTTGCCCTTGCCCACAAACATCCGGCTGGGCTCACACCGGGTACAGACAAGGTCGGCCTCGCTCGTCGGGACCGGCTGTATTCCTGCCCGCTGCTCCAGGGAAACAAGGGCCATCTCAGCCAGGTCACCCTGAGATGGGGGTTGGGGAGTCTCCTCAACCAGGTCGTCCTGAGGGGCGGGGATGTGCTGTTCAATCCGTGGCGTCGCCTGAACCGGTGGCGCCGCCTGAGACCGGGCAGTCCCGGCCTCCACCCTCTGGGCCATGAGCTCCTTCATGAAGGCCTGCTGGGTCGCAATGCTCTCCCTCTGAAGACTAAGCCCCTCCTCCCTCGCTCGCTCCTCCTCGTCCCTCTCCATGGCATCCCACGCACGCTTGTGTGACTTGCGAAGGTGCTGGTACAGGGCGTCTAGGTGAGGGATGTGCTGCTTTTTACACTCCTTAAACCCCATTGTCTTGACGGCAGCAAACCGCGGGTCATCCGGGGCATTGGGGTTCATTGGGCAGTGCCAGTCCTCCCCGTGATTAGGGGGGATCTTGGGGTCAGTGCGGGTGAAGGCCAGTGACCCGTCCGGGTGCTTCTTCCGAAAGGTCTGCCACAGCAGCCACCATGGCTGTAGGGAGGTGTCCCCCGTTTTGGTATTCCAGACCCGCACGTAGCCCTTGTAGCGCAGCTCACTGAGCCTCATGGCCAGGGGGGCCTCTGTGGAGGGCGCGTTGATGATGTCGCCCTCCTGCATGAAGGAGTCCGGGGTCACGCCCTCCGGACTTTCAGGAGCGGCATCTGCCTCCCCCGCTACCAGGGCATCCCATTGGGCCGCTGTCTCTGTCGTCATGGCCTCACCAGGTTTCCGCCGGCGGCGAACGTCGATGCGTGTCGTGCCAGCTTTTTCGTTTCCTCAATGCTATTCCGGTACAGGCCCTGTAGGTCTCCCAATTCCTGCACGCGGTGCGGGGGCCGGGACCGCAACTCCTCCGCTGCCTCCTGTAGCTCCGCAACGGTGTGGTAGGCCTGCCCCTTCCCGTTATCCCCCACCACGCCGCCCAGCATGTTGAACAGGTCGGCGTGGAAGCCCTTGGCCGGCCCGAGGCGCACATACGCGGTGACGAGCCGGTCCCTCCTGACGACCTTGAGGACTTGAAAGCGGTCCTTGCCCCTACCGTCCTGGGCCGGTAAATTGGCCTCAGCCAGGTAGAAGCAAGGCTCATCAGCACTGACGACCACGGTCGTGGCCTCGGCGCCCTGCTCCGCCTTAAACGCCCCCCTGGGGCCGAGGGTCAAGACTTAAGCCGTCCAGTCACGATTCGCCCTCACCAATAGGTAGTCTACGTCGAAGATGGCAAGCTGAGTAGTGTTGGCGGCGGCGGCCAGGCACACAGCCATGTTAGTAGTGGTCGAGGCGGCTCCAGCAACGGTCTGCTTGAGATTGCCATCTATGTACCAACGGGCCGTTCCGTTACTATCAACCTCCAGACGAAGAACCTGCCACTCGCCGGCTACTGCGACATTGTTTAATTGACCGTCAGTAGTGGTGGTCGAGGCAGTAGTAGTCCCGCCGCTATAGATACCGTGCCAGTCCCCGGCGACGGTTGTAAGTTCGTCACTCAGGTAAAACCCAACAAGGTCTGCTGGCATAGTAATGGTGGTGGCCGATGCGTTTATCACAATGTCTTGGAGCTGCTCGTCAACCGAGAGGATGCTCGTCAGCCCAAAGAATATCTCCTTGGTGTCGAGGTCTGGGAGTTGCACCCTGGCCTCCAGCACAATCGGCCCCATCAGGGCAACGTCAAGCCCGATGTGTGTTCCGATGAAGGTCGTGTCTGCGTCGTCGTTGGCAGATGTAATCGTGATAACGCCAGACAGGGCGTCCTTCCCTGCAATCCCAGCGTCATTGTCCTCGAAGCCCTCGCCCCCAGCGTAGAAATCTCCCAACTGGGCGGTGTCGGCAGTCAAGGTCAGTACGTTGCTCACCCCAAAAAAGTCGTTAAAAAGTTCGATCTGTCCCTGAGAACTCTGAGGCATTTTACTTCTCCTTGCCGCTGAAAGTTGTTACTGACAGACTTCTCGTCTGCACACGTTTCAGGACCGTCGATTAGGGTTACGTACAGGACTATGCGGGTGCTGTGGCGTCCCCTATGAGCTCAAACGACCAGTTTCCCGCGCTTCTCTCCCCATAGGCGTATGAGTCGGTTAGGAAGAGGCTGTTCCCCCCGCCTGCGATGTGGGGCTCCCTGCGGGTCTCGGTACGGAGCGCCATCTCGCTCACCAGCACCCATGCTGACTTGGCGAAGACAAAGTTCTTGGCATCGCCAGCGCCATCAATGGCGATGTTGCCGTCCTCGAGAATCGAGACACTCGCTATGGGCAGGTTGAACCCGCCCTGGAACACCGTGGCGGTCGAGCCCTCCGGTATGGGGTAGGTTCCGATGCCCGCCACGAGCTCATCAAAGAAGTCCTTGATGCAGAAGCCGTGGAACACACCGCTGATGGGCATGGGGCCCGGCTCCGTGGCATTGGAGGTAATGCGATACCGTGCGCTGGCAATGTCCCCCACCTGAAGGGGGGTGTTTGCCGTACCCAACTGCGTTGTTGACCCGTCCATCGCCGTGAGGCCGTCCTCGTCCTTCTTCCGCATCATGGCCTCTCCCCCAAGGGCACCCATCTGGGCCAGGGCCTTGGCGTTGAGGTTCCTGTCCACCTTGTCGGAGATGAAGGTCTGAATCTGCACCATCTGCGGGGTGATCGTAATGGCCGAGTCATCGTACTGCTGGGGGTTGTCCAGCACCGTGGTCTCAGTGACGGCCTGTGCGGCGAGCTGCTCAAAGAGAATCTCCCGCCATCCCGTGCCCGAGTTGGCGTCGAGGTCAACACGGTCCACCAATTGTGGGACTACCGCGTCATACTCACGGCGCGATCGAGCAGAGGCCGCGACCACATCTAATGAGTCCGATACTGATCCGGTGGTTGTGTTTCCTGCTGCCATTTCTCGCTACTCCTTTTAAGCTAGAGTTCGGCCTGCTTCCTTAACCTTCTGACTCCAGGGTACCTCACCGCGTCCGTAGGCTTTCCATAGCTCCTCGCCCCGTAGACCGGTGGCAGCGCCCGGGCTAGGCCCAGTGTCTGTGTCTAAAACGGCGGCCTGCTCCAGGGCTGACTCCCTTGTCTCTGCGACCGCCTTATCTTGCTTTCCTTCCTTGAACTTGCTTACCAGCATCACACCCTCTGCGAAGGCCGAGGAGACACCAGCGATGTCACGATTTTCGTTGGCTTTATTCCAGTCGTTGCGTACCTTCTTCAACTCAGGGGCGCCCTGAAGATCCAATCCGGCCTCGCCTACCAGCTCCCCAAACCGATCCAGTAGGGACTGGTGAGATGCCTCATATCGACCAGAGGCCGCGGTCTGCGCGAACTTGGCCTGGATTTGGTCCACCTCCTCGCCCAGGGATTCACTGTTGTCAGAGCCTATGGCCTTAACTACAGCACCCATGGTCTCCAGGATGGCGTCGATCTTGTGGGTATTATCCTGAATGATGCGCTCCTGGGCCTCCCCCTTACGGAGGTTCCCTCGGAGGGACTTATTGTCCTTCTCCAACTGCACGATACGCTGCTGGGACTCCCCGTTCCTGGCCTGCCAATCAATCTCAACCTCCGGTTGGCCCGTCTCCCCACCCTCACTCTGCGCGGAGTCAGGCATGGGTAACTGCTCCGGGGGGCCTGATGCTTGATCGTCTGCCATATGACCTCCTTGCCTGGGCCCTTTCCCCCAGCCCCTGTATGGGGCCCGGGAGAATAAAAAAGACCCCCTGGTAGTCGAGCTACCTACGAGGGCCTTCTCAGCCTGGGCGACCTAAGCCACCTTATTTTTTATTATTGTTCCTATTGTGTGAACTTGTCAAGTACAACCACCGCCACGTGCCTACGCCCGTGCCTCTTGTCGAGAATGGTCAGGCGACCATCGCGGATGTCGGCCATCTTCACACGCCTATCTATTCCGCAGCAGTCGCAGTATACCGGGGCGTCCTTGGGTCTAGTAACCATATAAGCTCCTGCCCTAAGCCTTGCTAGGCCCTACCCCTAATCAGTGAGAAGGTGGAGAGGAAGACCCGTTTCATAGTCCCACAGCACAGCAAGGGCTTTTAGGTGCGCGTATTGCGGCTGCAACAAGAACATCTCCTGAGCATCCTTCGCTGCCGTTATTATCGAACTATGCACTACGCCCTGAAGTTTAGCACCTTCGGTGCCGACGTCGAATTCCATGTGCATCAAAGGGGTTCTCTTTTGCTCTATTAACGACTGCCTGAGATAGCTGTCAATATGCGCCCTTATGACCTCAGGGACCACATTCAATCTCTCCGCTTCTACATCAAAGACTTTTTCAAAGACATCCCAATAGGGCTCGAGATCCTTACGAGCCTGTATTAGGTCTTTGGCCATCTGTGGAAGGCTATCCTCCCTATATGACCGTATCTCCAGAACGTCTTTCCATACCTCAGGACCCACCTCATTCTCTAGCCTCTTTATCACATCCCTTTGCGCCCTATAGTCATATCCAAAAATCGTGTCAAACAAGGGGATTGGATCTTCCCCCTTTTGCCTTGGGAAGGCATCATCTGCGTTATCAGTAAGAATCCGCATGAGGCGCCAATAGGCAACCACATCCGGCTTTGTCGATCGGGGTGGGTCCTCTAGTTCCTCCCACGCTTTCTTGTACTTCGGTAATGTCTTGAGTCCGTCAATCTTACTCCCCAGGCCGGAGCCAGACTCCTTATAAATCTCCCTGAATCTCTTTGCATTGATCTGACCGGCAGCGAACTGGGTCTCTGCCTCTTCTAGCTCGACCATACGCTCTTTATTCCAGACCTCTATCTGTAGGCCGGCCTCATTAGCGCGGCCTCTTCTTGCAGAGTTCTCCTTATGTGCTTGATACATGGTCTTGCCCTGAGGGTCCCTTTTCTGGTAATACCTCATGCGATGTCCGGGCATCGCATCTGCGGTTATATCCTGGGGGCTCAAGCCTGGATAGATCTCCTGGAATTTAGCTGGGTCTGTCTCATAAAGGTTACGCTCCGCCTCTTCTGCATACTGTAGCCATTCAGCATAACGGGACTGCTCAAAGCCTTTAAGCCCCCAGAAGTCCGCCGCGCCTCTCGCTAAGCTTCCTCTTCCCAACTCTCGCCCCTCCCAAAGGGCAGAGCTAATCCAGAGTGGGACAAAGCTCTCTCCTACAGTCTTGCCTGCGTTTACAGCTCCCTCCAGGCTCCATCCCCCCTCACGGGTCAGGTCTCCCATGAAGTCCTCCCCTGTAAGCAAGTCCAGGCCTTTACCAAGCCCAATACTGAGATTGCTCCTTATAAATCTCAGGGCGGGATTAGACATCCAGTCCTCGGTGAATACCTCAAGTAATGTATCGGGATCAGCAGCAGACTTGGCCAGGATGTTCAGGATGGAATACATCTTAGAGCCCGGGCCTACCCTCTGGCCTGCTATCTCGATCATCTGAAAGTCTGGGTTATACACCCAGTCCGTGCGCTCGATAAACTCTCCATCAGGGCCCCGGACTGTAACCTTTTTAGGTATTACGGGCAACCAGTGTTTATACATCTTCCCGGGGATATCCTTCTGGGGCACCCCTTCGTTGGTATACTTTGCATAATAGAGAGCACCCATCATCAGGGAAATCGCCCCAGCCCCCCGCGCTAGACCCCTACGTGCCAGGCGCCCCCTGATGTTTCCCCGGAACAAATCTAACGCCAGGGCTGCTATCGCACGATTGTACTGAGAAGCTAGCAACGTCGCGCCCTCAATTTGCTGCTGTAGCGGAGATACTCCAATCCTGGATGCCGAGAAGAGCCCCCTGAACTCGTTTACAAAGGCGTCTACCTGTGCGTTAGAGGCGGCATCCGTTGCCATATGCCTAAGGGACTTCTTTAGCTCAATGCCAGCCATGTCCATCCCAAACTCCCAGCCCCTTGCGAATGGCTCTATCACCTTCATGGGGGCCTTCAGGATCTTAGCCCCCGTGTGGGCATACCCGGTATTAGCTATGATTGCCTCGGTGATTTGGTTCCCCCCACCATAGGCCAGTTTCAAACCAGGAGATGACGCCAGGATATCTTGATTCCGGGCGATGTATGCAGCATGAGCCTCAGGGTCAAGCATCCCCCGGACAAATGCTCTCACCATTTTTGACATGGTTATAGGCTGCCCTAAGAGCCATATACCCTGGATCAAAAACAGGGAAGCATCGCCGCCAAGCTTTATGAACCTAGCGAACGCAAGGGGCTTATTGATCTTACGGAGTATTTCCGATTCTTTTCGATCGAGGGTCTTACGAATGGTCTCAGCTATATCCTGGGCGTCAGGACCAGTAAGGATTTTGCCGGCCATTCCAGGGGCGTCTACGGTGGCTTCAAGAAGATCCTTTTTCGAGCTTTGCCTTACAGCCTCCTGCCACAGAGGACGCACCTCGTCTAGATCGTCGCTGTACTTATTTAGCTTTTTCTCCGCAGCTGTCACGGCTTTTAGTAGCCGTAAGGCCTCTACGTCTTTGGCCTTCGCGGCTTTTCGCTTGAGTACCTCCATCCTTCGCAGGGTTGTTCTAATGCCGCCCTGCATTTTCCCAATATCTTTACCGAGGATGTCGGCCTTAGGTCTCTTCGGCCGAAGGATATCGCCCAGGTTAAGGGATCTCAGGGCGTCATCTAGGGAGTCTACCGGAATGGATACCGGCCGATCATTGAGCGCCCTCCATTCAATGTCGAGCTTCCGGGCTTTCTCAACCCACTTCGCTGCGCCTAACCTAGCCACACTGAGTGCCTTTTGTATAGAGGCCGGGCTGGGCATCCAGGGAGTATTGTCGAGAAGCCAACCAAAGGCCCTTTCGTCAGATACTCGGTTGAAGATGGCTTGCGCTTTAAGCATCAGCGCCTCTTCGTCAGGAAGATAACGAAGCCCATCAGCGACAGCCTCCTCCATTGTTCCAGTTTGCTGCCTATGCTTCTGAGCGGACAATCGGGGGTTCCGGGCCCCTGCCATATATTTGGGCCTTTGGACAACCGGCCCATCAATGGTCTCAACCACCTTGCCCCATACCCTCCGGCCCGCAAAAAACGCTCCTTCATCGATGTGCATCTTGACTATATCTATGCCATTGGCGATGGCGTAATCAGTTAGGGCCTCATCGATTTGGTTAAGGAGATCTATATACTTGCGTTGCTCAAGCGTTAGTTCATCGACATATGCGTTGGGACGGTTACGAATATCGTTGAAGAACTTGCCCTTGAAGGGTCCGTCGATGAAGGTACCGGTATCATCCATCTTGCCGAATGTAGCCCGCACATTTCTAAACTGCATCCATGATGCTGTGATACTCTGGACCTTCTGCTTGCCCATATCACGCAATAAAAAGCGGATCGCCATGGCCTTATGGCCTACATTCTCAATATGAGCGATGGGGTTAGCTAGATTGATAACCTTGCCGACAGTCACCTTGAAACCAGGGATGGATTCTAGGCTATCAATCATCTGCTGGATTCTATCTTTGACAAAATGGGCTCCCATCACCTCACCCGCAGTAGGAATATCCCCTACCAGCGCAGTTATGTCCGATGCCGCGGTCACAGGCTTACCTATGGGCGGGGAGGCAGCTTCTTGTACCGCCTCCCGTGTGATGATGGGAGGGACGGCTTCCTCAGTTGCCTTCACAGTCGCAACTCTGGGGATGGCCTTCTCCCCTCCCGCATAGAAGGAGCGAAGTACTTTGTGGCCCTTGGTCACCGGCCCAATCCCTATTAGGTTAGTAATGTCAAAGAACACTTCTGCGAGACCGCGCACGTACTTGGGAAGAGGGGTAATCTTCTTTGACATTTCAAGTATTTGGTCGAGGTTGGGGAGGCTGCCGTGTTCCGTTTTATACGCTTGAATTTCTTGTATTAATTCTCCCCAAACCCCTTCTCTGGCCGTGATGGCAGTTGGGAGAATTGATCCTTGCTTCACCCGTAGCCGCTTAGCAATCATATCGGCGATAGTATTAATGCCTACCGCACCGCTCACCTCCGCTACCTTCTGGAGGGTTTGAAGGTTTGTCTTGACCGATTCAATTTCATGTTGTATGAGCCTCTTGAGCTGATCCCCTACAGCTTGCCTCGGCACCTCGGTTGGGTAATGGGGCAATATATCTCCTAGTTCTCCAATGACTTCATAGGCCTTGTCCTGAATCTGGGCAATAAGTCCGAGGCTATCTTCATCTTGTGGGAGCATGGCAATAGTTCCAAGAGATCCTGGGGGCACGATGTCTGAGAGGTCCGAGTCCGGGAGTGCCTGGTCAGGGAGGTACGCGGGTTGATCTAAGATATCTGGCCCAGGGGCAGCTTCCGGAGGGGCAGCTTCCGGAGGGGCAGGGGTAGAACCCTGGACATAGAATGCGCTCAGAGGCCCGTATCTAAAGGGCTTTGTAGAAGGAGTCGTCAGGTCAGGCCTGCGTAGCAAGCGATCTGTAGGATCGCCATTGGTCTCTTCGAGGAGGCGGTCGAGATCTTTCTTTAGCTGATTCCTATCAATAAAAAGGTGACCTGGTATGTGTGGCATTACACTACACCTAGACTAGTCAAAGACCGAGCTCCTGAACACCGTTGGCCTCCCCTGTAGCGTTCGTCTCCTCCGGGCCTCTCCGGCAACCACTCCGCCGGGGGTCATCTCGTACTGGCGACGCAGCTCGGGGAGCTCCTCCTCAAGGAAGGACCCAAAGGTGGGACGACGCCTGTCTGGAGCGGCCTGCCTTGCCATGCGTTTTTCTCTGGATCTCTGGCGTGCCTCTAGGCGAGAAAACTCTGCCTGGGCCGCTTGGAAGGGATCAGCAAGCGGGTTAAGCTCTAGGGGAATTGAGGGGGGCTGGGGAACCTCCTCAGCGAAGCGTGTCCCCGGCGACATGACCGGGAGCCCCTTGCGCAGTTCCTCAAGCTCGCGCCTGCGCTTCTCTAGTGCTCGACGGCCTTCGGTGAAGCCTTTAGGCAGAATGGTGAACTCAGGACGGGCACGATACGCGGCCTTCGCCGCAGCAAAGCCCTGCCTGAGCCGACGCTGGACATCCGCCCCGAGCAGGTACTGCAAGAACTCAGGCCGATCGCCCGCAGCACCGAAGGCGGCCTCCTGGAACACGTCTGAGGGAACGGATCGGTAGGACTCAAGAACGTCTACGGCAGTACGCCCCGGGAATTGCCGCAGATCAATCCCCATTTGGGCCAGCTCCTTAGCCGCACTGGCCTCTGCGGCCGCCTCTAACGCACGAGCTTTAGCCATCCATGGGTCAAGTGCCTTTGAATTCATAATACCCCCCTCTTCTGATTGCGCCTCGGGCTTGGGAATGATGGCGGTGCGGCAATATTAACCTCCCTGCCGTCCATCATCTCCCACACAGGCTCAGCGCCCAGGATACTGGGTGGCGCGGTCGGATCGAGTTGTTGCAAGGCCGCCTCTTGTCCCAGTTTGGTCTTGGGATCAGTCATGGCAAACACATCGAGTTCGGCCTGGGAGGGCATCCGAGGGGCCCTATAAATCCCAGTCCTAAGGTCTTCAATCGGGACAAAGATTTCATGCTCTCGGCCAGGAAGTACAGTGTTTGCGGCCCAGGGCCTTTGTGCTAGTCCCTCCGAGGTGATGCCATAACCGGGGGTAAAGGGGTCGGGAGAGGCGAACACATCCTCTGCGAATGCCTCTGCCCCCGCCTGGTATATTGAGGGGTCCCCCTCGCCCGCAATTTGGAAGAGTGTCCTGATCTGCTCCTCGGCCGGTGCGTAGAAGGCCCTCTCCCGCTCAGTGGCGAAGGGGCTGACGATGCCGAGGCTGTTCAGGACCTCAAGCGCGAAGGGACCGGTGTCAGTCCCTGGCTTTCTGGCAACCAGGGCCCTGCTTATCTTCTCCTCCTGCCACAGCTTCTTTTTACTGTCCAGGAAATCCAGGATTTCCTTCTGGCTCACCCCGGCCTGAATGTTACGGAGAACTTCCTGCTTGTGATCCTTGGTGATGCTGCCCGGGGGGATTCCCGCCTGATACAGGAGGTTGGTGAGGAGCGTTTCGGCCTTTCCTTTATCCGTTGCGAGCGCGGCCTGCTCATCTTGCCTTGTCTGCAATGCCTGATCGGTCACCGCCTGTTTCATAACGTATTCAAGTTGGCTACCGGCGGCATCGGCAATACGAAATATCTCCTCGGCAATTTTCTCGTCGTCCCAGCCCTCCTCTATTTGGCCCTTTTGTATGAGGTCTTCAATCGCTCCTATGGTATTAGCTAGATATACTTTATAAGCATCCTTTTGAACGGTACCGGTTACCCCCGCTACCGTTCGCGGCTGATTATAGCGCGCGAACGCATCTGCGACTGCGCCCTTAGGGTCACTAATGGCCTCTTCGATAATCCGCTGTATGTTTGCCTGCCTTCTAGTTCCTGCCTCAGTCTCTCCTGTGGCCTCCCAAATGGTTTGCAGGCCAGTATGACCGCGGTCTCCCTCCATATAAGACACGCCTTGCTTATATAATTCTAGATTCTCCTCGATGACTTTTACGGACTGGCTGTAAAAATTGCCGGCGCCGAAGCTGGGATGCAATGACCGATCTTCTACGTCAAATTGTACTGCCTGAGCACGAGCGAGAAATAAAGCGATGTCAGCACGTTCTTTAGGTGTTCCCTTCCCCGAATCGGATATTATCGCCCGCTCTGCGTCACCCATGAGTTCAGAGTCTATTAACGCACGCGTATAGTCCTTTGTCCGTTCTCTATGAAGGGCAGAGCCAGGGAATCGGTCTATAATGCTCTGGGCCCTATCGACCAGGAGACCAATCTCGATTAACTCCGGGTTGTCCGGATCAGCTTTTACTTTGAGTTCTGAGGGCTTAAACAGATTTTTCTTAGCGGCATGATATACATTTAACGACATTCGGCCATATTCAGTCATCTCGAGACGAGGTTCCCTCTCCGCTCCTGCCGAAGGCATCATCAACGTAGTTTGTGGAGGGATAATGCCGCTATATATCCCACGCTGGACCACGTCGTAGAGTACCTCTATCGCCTCCTTCTCGCCGTATCTAAGGTCTGCATCTACCCCAAGGGCCGGTAGCAGATAGCCTTTGATGAGCTCTTCATCAGAGATTACATATTCGCCCGTTATGGGCTCTCCCGTTCGAGGGTCCACCATTAGCTTGGTTGCACCCTCGTAATGATATTTCAATCTCGCCTCTTTAAGTTCACGAATAGTCCACTTCTTAACGGGCTCTCTGTTCAGCCCGTCGATTATTCTCTGAAGGTCTCGGTCGTCGCTATGAAATTTATTGTGAGACATTTCTCTTCAAGTCCTTTGCGTTGATACCCATCGACTTGATCTGGCGAAGGAGGGGGTCATTACGTTCGTTCCGAATGCCTTGCTCCTCTTTCTTAGAGGCGCTGTCCTCAATTGTCTTTAGCTTGGCCCTGATACGGGCCAGGATCATGGCCTCCTTGGATAGTGGCATCAGAAACCTCCCGGCATGCCCATCTCAGGGCCCAAGGCACCATTAGTGGGCAGTCCTGGCACCTCTCCTGGTGCCTGTCCCGGTGGTTGTCCCGGTGGTTGTCCCGGTGGTTGTCCCGGTGGTTGTCCCTGGGGCGGGCCCGGTAGTGGGCCTTGCGGTGGGCCCTGGGGTTGCAGTCGCTCAGAGGATGGGCGCTGCTGCTTGGCACGCGTCATCTCGTCCCTGAGCCTAACTGACTCCTCGTAGTCCTCCTCATCACCGATCGCCTGGGCGAACTTCCTGGCCTTGACCTGCACGAGGAAGGGATCCTCCTCGTACAGCTCCTGTAGGAGCCTCAGGTCCGCCTCGGTCTCGTTCTCGATCCGTGCGTAGTTCTGTCGGTAGTCCGCCTTGGAGATAATGCGCCGGTCCGCCTCCGCCATCCCGATCCTCTTCAGCTCCATCTCCATGATGACATCGATTTGCCCGAAGGAGACCCGAACGGGGTAGAAGTGCTCTATATCGGTGGGGCGCAGAAGCTTCCCCTTTGTCCCTATCGTCTGCTTGAGCACCGAGTCCACCACCTGTAGGGTCCTGGTCCCCATGATCGACCACAGGTGCTCGTTCTGGATGGACGGCGCCGTGTACTTCTTCTGTGCCTGGGCGTTTATCATCCCCTGCTGGCCCACCGTTATCACCCCCGGCTGGCGACGGCCCATGAGGTCACGTACCGATGTTCCCAGCTCGATGTCGGCCTCGTACTCGGACCCCAGGTCGGCCAGCCCGGACTGTATCTGGGGGGTGGGCATGATGCCGAAGTCCCCCTCGTCCCCGTGGATGATGTCCCCCCGCTGTAGCTGCTGTGCCACCTCGGTCGGCTCACGGGAGGAGCGTATCTGAGCGAAGGCGTTCGACATGAGCAGCTGGTGCCGCGCTATGGATCGCTGTGCCTGGAGCCGGATGGTGTCCATCGTGGAGTGGAGTATCCCAACCGCCATTGACGAGGGGTCCACCTTGTCGGATGAGGTGGACTGCCTCCCGAAGCCCGCATAGGCCTGAATGAATGGCACGTACCCGAGAGGGTTCCTCTCCGTGTATAGGTCCTCCCCGTCCAGCAGCTTTACGTGGTGCCAGGACTCCGTCCAGTAGTGCAGAAGCGTGAGGGTATCATAGGGGTCCTGCCGGGACCCGACGTGGTACTCCTCCGCGTACTTCCGGGACTTGGACTTCCTTGCCGTGAGGTCCTGGACGTCCCGGGCGCACATGGTCTGTATCTCCACGGCGCGGGTGGGCTGCTTCCCCTCAAACGGATTAAGCAGGACCTGTGCCGGGTGGGGTGTGCGATACCGTATGGGGTTCCAGTTGTTCTTGTGGGCCTGGAAGGCCATCTCCCGGGTATCATACTCCTCATCGGTCTCTCCCTTGTACCTCCTAGGAGGACGGAGATAGGGATCAACGAGGACCGGTCCCTTGTACACCACATACCCGAGGTAGATCAGGTTCCCCGCGCCCTCCCGTGCGGGTATGTAGTCCTCGCGGAGGGCCGAGTCCTCCATGATCGCCTGTAGCCCCAGTTCGACCGCGTCCGATCTCCTCTGATGGGCCTCGCCGGTGCCGATCGGGTCACGGTGAATCTTGGGGTGGAAGGACATGAAGTTGTTTATGGCCGCGTCCACCGTGGATGTGGGGGTGGATGGGCGGTAGGAGGGGCGCCCTGACCTCTCCTCCCCGTCCACACGGGGCCAGACCTCGTATGTCCTCTCCCGGTAGGAGTCGTATGTGGCCCAGTTCCTGTGGGCGGCCGACCACACCTCACGGAGGTGATCGTACTCCCTCTGTACCTCGTCCCCTGATGGCCGTGCTTCATCCGGCATTGTGCATCACCTGCTCCTGGGTCTTACCCCCACCTGGACTTCAGCACCACCACCTGGTTCATGCCACTGGATGCGTGCTTACGCATCTGCCACGCGATGGCGACCGCGGTGGGGTAGTCGTCGTGTGCGCCGCGCTGGGCCTGAGTCCACCCGTTCTCGTCGGTTATCATGGTGGCGAACTGCGCGAGCCCATCCGCGTCGGGAATCGTAATCAGCCGCGCCTTAAAGGCCTCCTTCAGGTCGTCCCACAGCACATAGTGCGACCGGGTATCGGTGTGCCACCCGGTCTTCTTGACACTGCGGCCCGCGGTCCGCTTGTACAGATTGCCATAGTCCAGTGCCAGGGCGGTGTCGATGCAGGCACGCCCGATCCCGTTGTCCTCAATCCCCCATATCGGGGACTGGTAGAGCCTCAGCATCTCCACCGAGTGCCAGGCCAGGTCGGACGCCGTGAGGTGCTTGCTCATTATGGACGCCACGACGTACCCGGATGCCTGATCGAGGATCACCGTGACACCGTAGTCCCCCCCAACGCCCGCGGATGGGTCCGTGGCCGCCATGTACCGGCGCCCGGGAACCCACTTCTGGAATATCCTCACGGGCCCACGGGTGATGACGGGGTTCCTGGTGTACATCTTGAGGTCCTCCAGCGCGTCCGGGTCGAATGCGGAGGAGGCACGTGCTGGCTTGAGGGCCTCATCGATGGAGTGTGGGTACTCCTGCTCCATGAACAGGTCCGGTGTGAGCCCGGTAAGATCGAGCACGGGAATGGATGCCTTGGTTCTGGCGTACCACTCCTCGTCACGGTCCGGCCGTGCGGTCCATCCCGCGAAGAGCCGGTGCCACCCGTTCGCGGGGGAGCCAACGAAGGTCTCCCGGAACACGGACGCGGCCTTGCGCTTGTTTATGGTGGACCCGCGTATGACCTGCCCGCCCGCGTTGACCGATGGCTCGATGGCCGCCACCGATGCCGCGTCGTACTCGTGGAAGTCCGCCTCGTCCTGTATCACAAGAGTGGCCGTGAGGCCCCGGCCCGCGTCCTCAGTGGCGGGGAGGGCGAGAATGGACGCGTTTTGTGCGTCCGGGTAGGTAAGCTCCCTGCGTGAGTCCGTACCAAAGGGGAGCTGCCAGGACGGGGGGAGCTCCTTGAGTATGAACTTGGACTTGGACAGAAGGGCATTGGACTCGTTCTCGCCCCGTGAGAGCATGAGGCTCAGCGATCCGGGCTGGAACCTCATCACCCACGCGGCCCGTGCCGCCACCAGCCAGGAGAACCCCAACTGCCGCGCCTTGAGATAGGCGATCCACCTGTGATCCTCCATGGCCGCTGCCAACTCGATTAGGTGCGGCCACTTCTCGAACCGTATCCGCCCCCTGCCCGGTGGGGGCTCCATTATATAGACGTGATTCAGGAAGTGGGGGAAGGACTGCGCGGCCAACTGGAACTCGGCCGATCGTCCCAGGTCCATCACCCTCTGGTCGTCTAGCGCAACCGTATTAGTCATGGGACTCCTAGAGGCCGGCCCGCCTACGGCCTGCGCCGTGTGGCCGACGTATAGTTTGACTCGCGCGCCGGCCTGCTAGCGGAGGGACGACGGCCGCGTCGTCCCTCCGCTATTAGCTTCTCGAGAGCACCCAGAATCTTTAGCAAGGACTGTCTCTTGGTACCACTGGGTGCCTTACGGCGTGGAGTAGCGGGGCGGTCCCCACCCCATGTCCCCCTCTGTGTGGGGGTAAGGCGCTTCTTGGCGGTTGCCTTCCTCTTTATTACAGCCATAACTCAATCCCCCTCCATACTAGGCTAGCCCTGAGGCAGTTGTCGCAGTTGACACATAGGTTACAGCGGCATGTCCCACACCGTTCCAGGGCCACATCCCACCCGTCACAGAGACATGCGTGGCACACCTGAGTAAATTCGTTAGTTTCGTTAAATTCGTAATTCTTAACCCCCGGCTCTACAGCACCGGCTCTATGTTGCCGATGATCCTTTCGCCAATCCACCGGGCTACGGGCGCTGTGACGGCGTCTCCGAGACCAGCGTATCGCCTTCCGTCAGAGTCCACCCGTCGGGCAGTCCTTGCAATCGCTCGCACTCCGTCGGGGTCAGCCGGCGTACCAGTAATGGCAACAGTGGGTCGTTGGTCAACGGTGAGGACATTTGCTCGTTCGGTTCGCTCCCAGGTCTCGTCTCCGACTCCCTTTCCATGTTCCATTGTTCGCTTGCGGTAGGCGACGGCCTCTCCCCCAGTTCCGTCCAGAGTGTGCGTCGTCCCGTCTTCGGTGACTCCGATGCCGTTGGCTCCCCGTTGGGCGGTTCGGACGGCGATGGCGTGGCTGTATCCGTGCGTATCAAGGGTTGGCTTTCCGACGATGGGGTTTTGTCGGGCGTTGACGACATAGTTCTCTGCAATGGGGCTGGAGTTGTCGTTGTGGGCTTCGGCCCCTGTGACGGTTCCCGTGATGGCTGGAGGCTGTTTGGTATCAAGGGCGAAGCTCCGCTCTCTGTCCCAGTTGGGGTCGCCCTGGGCGTTAGAGATGACGTAGGTAGCTTCTTGGTCTCCTGTGGGGATGATGTGGCCGGCGAAGTATTGGTCAAGGGCAGAGATTCCGCCGTCTCCGTGCTTTCGCTCTGTTCCCCGATTGGCCATGAGGGGGCCGACGACGTAGTTGTCTTCGTGGCTGTCCCGCGGATGGTGGCCTGTAAGGGCGTATCCGATGTCCTGTCCGTCCCGCCCACTGCTGTCAGCGCGTCTTCTAAGGGCTGGGGCAATGTCCGCGCCCGCTTCGCCGCGCGCCGCAGTATTACCGCGCAGGCTTTCGGACTCAAATAGTATTTCGGGTGGGCATGGGGCTCCAAGATGTCCGACAATGTAGACTCGGCGGCGTCGCTGGGGAACTCCAAAGAACTGAGAGTCAAGCACCCGCCACGCCACGCCATACCCCCGTTCATCCAGCGCACCGATGATTGCCCGAAAGTCTCGGCCAGATCGAGAACTAAAGAGTCCTGGGACATTCTCGATAAGCAGCCAGCGAGGCCGAAGAGCATCTGCGATCCGTATGAACTCCCAGAACAGGGAGCTCCGATCTCCAGCCAAGCCTGCACGCTTTCCAGCCACTGAGATGTCCTGACAGGGGAATCCTCCGCAGATGAGGTCCACCCGTTCAAGCTCTTGAGGGTCAACTGTCGTGATGTCGTCATACTTCGGCACCTCTGGCCAGTGACGCGACAAAACGCGCCGCCGGTACTCGTCTATCTCAACTTGCCATTTAAGCTCCCACCCGGCATCGTGTAGCCCCTTGTCCATACCCCCGATGCCGCTGAACAGGCTACCAACAGTGGGTCTCACCACCGGGCCCCCGTCTCCTCGATCGCGTCTGTGCTAAAGAGCTTGTTCAAAAGTTAAACAAAACAGGTTCCCTCGCACTCTGCCTCCTCCTGTCCATCTAACTCGGCCATCATGCTGAGTTGCCCCGTATTTAGATGGCGTAGGGACTTGCCGTAAGCCGTCAGATACAACGGGGGTCATCGTTATTCGGCCTCAGCGTGGTACAAATTTTCTGACCCCTCTTCGAGGAACGCTTCGAGGGCCTTGCGGCTGACGATGATCCTTTTACCCAGGCGATGCGCTCCGGGCAACTCACCGCGATTCGCCAGGCAGTGCCTCCTTCGCTATGTCCAGGTAGTTCTCCATACTCCCCCTTATGCCCTTACGAAGTAAGAATTTAACGAATCTAACGAATTAAGACCCCATCGGACCCAGTGTCTACTTGTTGTACTTAACGGCCTTTTTCCTGCGCTTAGAGTAGGCCGCCGCGGCCTTCTTCCCCCTGGCCGTGTATGGGAACTTCCTCTTCCCAACCCTTGGCATGGATCACCTCCCTCAT